GCTGGTGTTCAGCCGATGACAGGACCAACTGGTCTTATCTTCGCAATGCGTTCTAAGTACACAAGCCAAGCTGGCACCGAAGCTTTCTACAACGAAGCTGACACTGCTTTCTCAGGCAACGCAACCCCAGTACACGCAAACGGTTTGGGTGCAGGTTCTGAAACAACTGGTGTCGCTATGGGCACAACTGAAGCTGAAGCCCTAGGCGACGGTAATGGCACTAACTTTGCAGAAATGGCGTTCTCAATCGAGAAAGTAACTGTTGCTGCTAAGTCAAGAGCGCTAAAAGCTGAGTACACAACTGAGCTTGCACAAGACCTTCGAGCTGTACACGGCTTGGATGCTGAAACAGAACTTGCAAACATTCTACAGTCTGAAATCCTTGTGGAAATCAACCGTGAATTAGTTCGCACAGTCTACTCAACAGCTGTTGTAGGTGCTGCTGCTACTGCTGCTCCAGGTACTTTCGACCTTGACGTTGATGCTAACGGTCGTTGGTCAGTAGAGAAGTTCAAAGG